AATACTGCCTGTAGTGGCTGTATTAGTAATTGTTAAGACTGCTTGAGCCTTTGCGATTTTTAGAGGACGTCCCATTTGATTTTCCTTTGTAATATTAGTGAGTTCTAGTCACTACGCAGTGGGTACTGCATAAATTCTCCCTATGAGAATGTATAAAGTATTTATCTATATTACGTAAAAATCGCAGTTTTGGGTTATTCTGTGCCAGTAGCTGGATGATTTGCACCCAGTGGTGTAACACTAAATGCACCGGCTGTACCTGCTACATTGATAAAAGCAATGTAATTACCTTGACCTACAATGAAACTACGTTCAACTGTGTTAGCTGGAATAATTTCGCTTGATGTAAGATTAGCCACAACGCTTGAATTACCAACTGATACTGCTATTGCTGATGTGGTTGTAGCAATACGAACTTTATCTGTTGTACTTGCTGATGTTAATTGACTTGATCCGTTAGCTGTATAAATTGTTGCCATTTTATTCTTCCTGTATTATATTTATCTTAAAGTCTGCCGATTGCGACCTCGATAATACCTACACCTTCAAAATTTTCCAATGCTTTACCAATAACTGTACCAATTGATGGGGTAAATGCTGGTCTTGCATATCCATTTCCACCACTGACTAGCATGTCGCCTTTCTTGATAGCACCGCGTACTTTACAAGGTACACGACCTTGAAGTGCAATTGCTACTGCGATACCTGAACAAGTTGTATTCATTGCATACGCAGGGTCAGTTGAAACTACCCCAGCTACTCTGTTAGTTCCGTCTTCAGCGATTGTAACTTCTCGTTCACCGCCAAACTCTAGCACAGTGCCTGGTTCGTATTCAGCATCAGCTTCATAATATTCTGCCAAGTCAGCGTATGTAGAATTTAATCTAGAGCCTGCGCTTAATGACCAATTACCAGTGATAGTACCTGCTGTGGTGTTTGCTCCTGTCGTTAATGCTGTTGCACCAACAGTACCGGTAAACGTTGGCAAATATGCGGCAACATTGCTATTACTATATGCTCCTGCAAAACTAATTTGTACACCGTTAGCATAATAATAGTTATCAGTTTTAATACCACCTGTAGTAGTATTACCAGTAACTGCTAAACTTGTCAGTGTACCAACACTAGTAATGTTTGTTTGTGCATTAGTTGCTAAGGTACCAGTAATCAAACCTGAATTAGCAGTAATATTAACTGCGGTTAGTGTACCGTTAACACCCAAACCTGTTAGTGTACCTAATGAAGTGATATTAGGTTGTGCGGCAGTTGTTACAGTACCGGCTGTAGTTGCACTACTTACTGTACCTGTTACATTAGCTCCGGCGATATTTGTTAAATTAGCACCAGAACCAGCAAATAATGTAGCTGTTAGTGTTCCTGTGTTTTTATTGTACACAAGACCTGAACTACCCGCCATGTTACCTGCATCGTTAAATTGAACTTGTGTATTCACACCAGCTGGCGAATAATTACTTGTAACATTACCAATATTTAAACCACCACCTACTACAGCCGCCCAACCTGCAACGGCTGATTGGAATGTAATAGTAAGTGCATTGGCGTTAGTGTAATTGATTGTAGGGAAATCATATCTTCCCACATATGAATTACCATTACCATCGATTGGTTCTACTGTTACATACTGTCTATTAAGATTGTGTACCACTGTCCATGTTGTAGCCGCAGATACTTGTGTATGTAGATAGTATCCACCTGTTGGATTAGTCCAACTGAGATTACCAGAACCATCTGTCTGTAAAATTTGATTAGCACTACCACCACTGATATACACGTTACCAACACTATTAAGATTACTCTTTCCAGATACTGTTAAACTTGTTAATGTACCTGTGCTTGTAATATTAGGTTGAGCCGCTGTAGTTAGTGTACCACCTAATGTAGTACCACTTACATTACCTACAAATGTTGTTGCTATAACTGCGCCATTTGCAATATTTGCGGAAAATGTTGCATTGGAATTAAATCCATAGTTAGCACTTGCAGTACCAGAAATAAATGGTATGTAATATGTTCCACTTGTTATTGGTGTAATTGTGCTTGTATCTGCAACATTAGCACGACTTGAATATAAATTTGGTACTTGAGTAGAACTTAATACAACTAGTGGACTAGTTCCAGTTGCCACGTTAGCTTGCAATTGAGTATTTGCAATAATAATACCACTAGCATTTAAATTACCAACAATTACATTACCACTGCCTGTATTCAATGTACCTGCTACGTTAACGCCCGTTCCAGTAACTGTTACAATATTATTTCCAACTGCTGAAATAGTTACATTACCATTTGCAGTAGCAATACGTACATTACTGTTACCGTTTGCAAGAGGACCAAATACGGTACCTGATATATTTCCTGTTGCATTAATTGTACCTGCAACGTTGATACCCGTACCAGTTACTGTTAATATATTGGCATTACCTGCTACGCCAAAGTTAATATTACCTGCACTTGATGAAATACTGATATTACTTGTGCCATTGGCAAATATACCAATAAAATTACCACTAGTAGTATTTCCATTTACGGTTAAACTTGTTAGTGTACCCAAACTTGTGATGTTTGGTTGAGCATTAGTTGTTAGTGTACCTGTCAGTAGAGTAGCACTTAAATTACCAGTAGCCGCATTGAATGATAAGTTAGCATTTGCAAATTGTGCAACATTGCCTGTTTGTGCGTTTGTTAATACAGGGTAATAACTACCTGTAGTTGCTGTTGTAATATTTGTAAAATCTGTGACATTTGAATAAGCAACATTTAAATTAGCTACACGTGTTGTACTTGTTACTGTTAAGGGACTAGTGCCAGTTGCAATATTGGAAATCAACACAGTTGATGTTATAACGCCGGTAGAATTAATGTTACCTGTGTTTACATTACCAGTTACTGATAACGCACCTGTTGACTGATTGAATGTAAATCCAGTATTACCTGTTAACACACCACCATTGTTATACTGTACGCTGTTTTGTGTTCCTGAGGCTGCACCAGTACCTCCGCCACCTCCTGAAATAACTGCGGTTGCAAGACCTGTATTTGCAGTTGCTGTTAGTGTGGCTCCGTTTGCTCCGATTAATCTGGATACGTCTGTGTATAAACTTACATTACCTGAAGTTGGATAATTGTTAGATAGTGTAATATAAAAAGATTGTCCGTTAACTACGCTATTTGCATTTGTACCAAGTACACCTGATATAGTTATCTGTTGTCCATTAACATAAGGAACAGTATTAGCTACTGTCATTACAATAGGATTAGCATTAGACAATGCTTTGATAGGTGTGTATAATGTGCCTTTTGGCGTCCAACTTAAATTACCAAGACCATCAGTTTCTAACACATAACCAATAGCACCGCCACCCATGTTGATATTGGCTACGTTGCCTAGCTGTAATTTACCACCGTTTAATTGTGTGTTTTGTCCTGTGTAGTTTTCCCATGTATTGGTACTTTTTGCATATGTTAAAATTTGTCCGTTCTGTGCATTAGTAACGTTGAAGTTTCCGCCATTGCTTCCATCAATCTGACTGAAGCTGATGTTACTATAGCTGGTTAATACTTCAATGTTTTCACTGGATATTGTATTTCCAGTACGACCAATGAATAGTCTATTTTGGTCAGATGCGAAACCGAACTCAGCGTTATCTAACTGAGGTAGGTCAACAAGATTTCCGGACCTTGTTTGAATTTTGCTGATTTGGATAATGGCCATAGGTGTAATTTCTTCTGTTACACTTATTTATCACAAACCTACACGAAACTTTATACAAATTGCAGGTAGTATTGTTCTACTCGTTTAAACCATAAATTAGTATAACTATCAAATTCAATACCTTCGATTATGAATTCTTGGTACAATCCTGTAGGGTCACACATGAAAATCACACCCTTACGTATGTTTGTACCATGCACTTCATTGTGTGCATTTGCGTATGCGGCTAGTTGAACAAAGTAGTCATCAATCCACTCACGTTTTTTGGGTTTATTTGTCTGTTTATGATCCATGATAGCTTCACTACCATTGTGAATACCACACAAGTCAGTAGTACCAGCATAGATTTGAGGAAAATATAAACCAACCTCAGTACCCCAAAACTCATTACAGTTTACAAGCCCCTGCTTGATAATACTGTTTGCCATCATGTGACTTTGAATACTATAGGGATTACTGCCCGGGTCACCTGTTTCACCGTTCTTTACATAGTTCTCAAGCCACTTGTGCATACGTGTACCACGACCTGCAGCCTCAGTTGTAATCTCTTGTGCTTTTTGTGCCCCTACACGTTTACGCCAATTGTTAAGTGCTTGTTTGCTTTCTTCACTTTTAGTTGCATCTAGTATGGTTGTAACACTGGGAAGTTTTTCTCCGTCTGGGGTAAGATATCTGCGTTTGCCTTCTATTTCTACCCTTTGCATGGGCTGATAATTATATTTGTTGGGTATGTACATAGGTTAATTATATCATGAATTTCAAGTATTATCTAGAGATTTTGGTAATAGATACTAACTGTCATCGGGTATAGGATGTACACCGTTAGTTAGACCCAAACGATTTATCAACCAATCATTGATAAAATCAAGAGCAGAAGGAGTTATTTTAGCTAACAAAGCTCGCCGAATTCCGTATATTTTACAATGTTTGTTCTCTATTCCATATATCATACTAGGTAAATTCTGTAAATCATGTTCAGTTAGCATTGTACCTATTCTATGCTCTTTCATGTTTGATATTTCTTCTCTTACCAAATATGAATAAAATAAAAATTCACTTACATTGTGTTTTGGTTCTAGAAATATACGTGCCAATGTATCAGGTGTGAATTTTCTGATTAATTCTGATTTAATAACAAATGGGGTGCTTGTTTCTAAAAAATCAGTTAATGGTTGAGTATTGAATAGACTAGCATATTGCTGGTTAGCTTCTGGAAAGGGATTTTGGTGTCTTGCTACTAGTCCTGAACCTAGAACATCTTTAAAGTCTTCTAGTTTTGCTGGTTTGACAAAAAAGTTTTTACTATCTAATAACAGATAGTCACTATCAGATTCATAATAATCACCGTACGCAATTAACAACTTGTGTAGTTGTTGCTTATGCCACCCACTGTAATAGGCATTATACATAGAATTATGTTTTATTCCCTGCGCAGGGTAAATTAATAGAGTATGATTCTTATAGTAGGGTATTAACCATTTGTACCAAAAATTTATATCAACCTCTATAGTTGAATCATTTATATTTTCGTTGATTATTACCACGTGAGTACATGGCTCTAGATATTTCTCAATGCTTTGTGCTTGTAAGAGCATTTCATGAAAATCTCGGATACAGGTTATAGTAGCTAAAAACATAATGAATATTTTTACCTTCTTACTAGCATTGGATAAATTTTATTGTTTAAACCTATATGGTTTTTTAACCAATCATTGATAAAATCAAATCCTGAAGGATACAGATGTTTTAGCACCTGTCGATGAAATCCAAAAACTTTTACTTTTTGGTCGTCGGGTTGATATAAAAGCTGTTCCATTGAATCCATATTCCATTCCCAAACAATATTTGCAATACGAAAATTATAATTACTATCATTTAATAAATCAAATTTGCTCCTATCCATCAGATATGAATACAGCATAAATTCACTGACCATAATGGGTTTACCTAAATTAGGACCTGATTTGCATACTCCATGTATTAACATATCTTCTATTTGCTCTGGCCAATATTTTCTTAAGTAACTGTTGTGTATAACAAAAGGTGTTACCACTGCAAATGCCCTTCGCATAACAGGAACATTAAAATAATCTGCATAATACTCAGTCGTATATTTAAATCCGTCTTCACCGACCTGACTCACTTGACCAGACCCATACATATCTTGGAATTCACTTAAATTTGTTGGTCTAATAAAAAAGTTTTTAGTATCTAGTAAAACATAGTCATCTGTACGATAAGTTTTCATTCCTATTAATAATTTTTGCAATTGTTGGCTAGTCCACCCACTTATAACATCATTTGTTATTTTGTGCCTAGTAAGCATTGGATAAGGTGGAATAATTTCTAATTCATGATTCTTATAATAGGGAGCTAGCCATCTATACCAAAATTTTATATTAGGATTGGGTTCATTAACTAAAATTATATGTCGGCAAGGTTCTACAAATTTTCCAATACTCTCTGCTTGCAAGAGCATCTGTCGAAAATCTCTATTACATGTTACAGTAGCTAGGTACATTTTAGACTCTGAAACTTTCACCGCACCCGCAACGGTCACGTTCATTGGGATTTATAAACTCAAATCCCTCATTGAGTCCATTGCGGACCCAATCAATATTCATGCCATTTAAGTATACCAAACTTTTGGCATCTACTAGGATAATAAAATCATTTTGTGCAAAATTTGTAATACCTTCTTCAGGCTTATACTCATCAACATATTCTAGTGTATATGCTAATCCGCTACAACCGGTAGTCTTTACGCCCAAACGAATGCCCAAACCCTTACCGCGCTTCTGTAAACTTTGCTTTATTTTATTGGTTGCTTTTTCTGTTAGAGTAATCATTCATCTATTTATAATCACAAACTCCAACGGTTTTTAATTATGTTATAGTAATGATTTGCCAAATAAGTTTGGCCTTCTGGAGTTGTATGGTAGCCAGGATCAGCACCAGGTGGGCCATATGGCTGAGTCGGAGAATGTCCATGTGGTGGAAACATAACATATGCACCATGTGGACTTTTTATTTTATCCTCTTGTATATATATAGATTCTAATACATTATATAATACATGTTGCATCTCAGCAATATCTGCCCAAAATGAGTAGCCCGGATTTATCAAAAAAGGAATGTTATTGGCTTTTAGCTGAACCAATCCATCACGTATTATCCATTCGTCAAGTTGCCTTTTCCAGTTTTTATCGTATAAAAAATTAACATACATTTCTAGTGCTTTTTGAACATCAGCAGGTAGAGGATGTTTACTTCGGTATTGATGTCCTCTATTTTCAACCAGACTAAACATAGTTTCAGATATCAATCTAGATGTAGAAGCATTATGAGAATAATTGATATTATCCAACCCAACATGTTTGTCATATTCATAGCTGTCATTGTTGTTTCTAAGTAGAAGAAATCTCATGAGTTGGTCTGTTATATCTTTACCAAATTCCAATAATGTCTTGCTAGCAATATTGTTTGGGATCTCCATCCTATCATATGATGTGGGGGTAACAATAACAAAATCAGGTCGTTGTTTTATTGCCTCGTCTATTTGAATTCTTATACCGCCATTGCTACAGCCCTGACGTGCGTAGTTTTCTAAATTCCAACCTAATTTCTTTGCTAGAACTTCACTCCAACTTGTGCCTACGTATTCCGGAAGACTACTAGGTGCGCTGTAACTACAACCACAAACTATTAATTTTTTCATATTTATTTCATTGCACGTTGAGCCATTTGCTGTACTACTTTTTTGTCATCTTCTGGAGCTGGCGGAGGTTCAGTAGTATTGTCAGGTTGATCCTGACCTTTGAAAATAATTTTACCATCTTGTATATTAGTGATGGTATTGCTCAATGGAGGATTTTTTATCATGGTAAACAAATCAGAAGGATCTAAATTAATACCATTTAATTGCAGGTATTCTAAAAATTCTTCTGTTGTCCAATCTGTCTTACCAGTACCATTATCAATATCGTTTTTCAGCTTATTAGCAAGTGCTGTAAGTTTGACAGTCTCTGGTGGACTATCAAGTTCAAAGAGTAACATATTATCTCTTTGCTCTACCAACTCCGCCGGTTGGTTCTTCTGGTTCTTCTGGGAAATTCATTTCAGGTTCTTCTACAGGAGCTTGTTCAGGTTCTTCAGCTTGCGCTTCTTCTTCACCTGCAACTTGACCGTCATCAACTGCTTCTTCTTCACCTGCACCAAATGCACCTGCGTCCATTGCTTGACCAGTGATACCATTCAATGCTGATTGCAATCCTGATTTAGTTTCTGTTACTGATGCCTGAAGGGCTGTTAATGCTTCGCTTACTTGACTGTTGAACTGTTCGGCTTCATTGGCACCAATTTCACTTTGAATTCCTGTTGTTAGTGCAGGTAATTCTTTTACTAACATGTCAGATACTTCTTCTAACATTTTTTGTACGCTATCTACTAAATCTTGTGCAGCCAATACAACTTGTGACTTTTCAACTTCTTCGTTTTCAACAACAATACGTGGTTGAGGGCGATTGCGTAGTTCATTGTAATGATGTACCAATGATTGTTCCATGAACACTAACTTCATATATGAAGGTGATGTTTGCTCCTGGTAAAAGTTACCAGACTGCTTTGATTCTTTAATTAAACCGCGAACTTTATTAAGCATACCTCTTGTAGCTGCCATTGGCATTTTTGCTACGTTGAAAGGCATTTCATAATGCTCTTTAAGTGCTTTAGTAGCACTACTAATTCTGCTGTTGTCAAGGTCTTGTAGTTTCATAATTTTTATTCCAAAGAAATATATAAAGTATTTATCAATATCTTTTAGATATTAAGGTTTTGTACTAAACCTTTTTGCTTGCCAATACTTTGATTCAGTGACATATCTGTCTAGTTCTTCTGTAATCACACTACGTTGAATCTTTTCTTCACCTAATTTTGCCAAATATATTAGTTTATTTTCTATGTCTTTGGTTTTTTTCGATAGATTTTGATGTATGGCAATTGATGATTCAATGCTGGTCAGTCGGTTATCTAGGTCTTGAATTCGCTTAGAATCCATAATACGATTGCGTTTGTCATAGGTACACCAGGTAACTGCATGTTTTAGTATATAAAAATAGGTATTACTTTCAGCTAGGTCATGTCGAGTAACTAGATATTTTCCGTCAATTTTCTTTATAATATATCTGTTGTATAGACTATATGAACCATCGCCATTTTGAAGTATTGATAGGTCTGCTAGTCTTTCAATTTCTGCAGGTGTTATAGTCTTCTCTATTTTAGAGATTATTTGTTCGGGGGAAAATTTTACTTTTTTACCGTTTTTCTTTTTAACCATTCAACACCTCAAAATATATATTTTTCAATTCTTCACTTGTATCTAGATATGCAGATACTTTATCCCACATTGAATTAGTTTTAATCATAGGTACCAGATTACAGTCTTTATACAATGATCCTAATTCATTTATGCCATCATAAAATACACTACTATGATGTACTGAAAATTCAAATGTCCAACAAGGATATGTTTTATCTTCTTCTTGGTCAAATAAAAATCCAAATTGTGTAAACTCATCAAATCTAATATCTGACTTTATAGGATTACTTAAAATATCAGGTTGACTACGCAATGATATCGCCTGCACTATTGTATCAAAATTACATTGTGTGTTGCGTTTTTGTTTCCACTGTTGTAATAAATCGTCACCCTCAGGCTTACCTCTATTACGCACATTCGTAACAGTAATATCAAATAGTGTATAGCATTTAATTCGTTGATCCATACAGTATTTAATAGAGGTAAAAAAACCCTAGAAAATCTAGGGTTTCTTTAGAACAAACTAGATTAGTTTGTGAATGATGCTGTGTTAGAAACAACAGTTGTGTTAGCAACACCAGCCGCTGTCAATTCTGCATTGATAGCTGTCTGTAATGTTGTGCTTGTCCATGCACCGTATGGATATACAGCCATTGCCAATGTGTCAGGACCTGCAGTTGTAAACTCATAAATGTAAACTGTAGCTAATTGTTGTGTAGCTTGGATGATTACGTTTGCTTGTGTACCTGTTAACGCACTTGAACCGCTAGCTGTAACTGTGAAGAAAGCTAGTTTAGGACCTTGTGGTTGTACTGAAGAACCTGAACTAACAGCGTTTGCACCGCTGTTTGTATATGCTGCCGCATCTAAATGTAATACTGGTAGTAAGTCACCATTAACTTTTGTAAATTGTGCCATTTTGACATTCCTTTAATATGTTGAAGCCTACTGCTTCATATAATTATTTATGCCATTTGTAAAAAAATGTTGGTTTTGGTTATCTACTACCGAAATTTTGACGGCTAAAGCCCATTCTATCTACGTATTTGTAGCCGTTAGCAACAAAGCCTTCTTGTCCTTTAGTACCATCATCCAATGCACCCTGTACAGGACTAGCTTCTGCGGCTCTATTCAGTTGATTTAATATCTCTGTCTTCAACTGATATACTGCAATCCATATGTGCATCAACGCATCAACACCTGCTTTGTTTGCAGGAATATGTCCAGGATATTCTTTTCCTGTTTTTTTATCTGTGTAACCTGTTAGTAGTTTTTGTTTCATTGGACCTGTTAATGGTCTAGACTCAATGAAGTCATAAAAACCTTGTGTTAGGTTATTCAAGTTACCATCACGGATTTTCTTGTTAAAGTAAACACCAATCAAGTTGTTTGCAAATGTTCCAGGATTAATTCCCAAGTAACTTGTATCTAATAGTTTATCCAGTGCAGGACCATACTTGGCTAATTCTGATTTAAGATGTGCTATTTCAACTTTAGGAACTTGAATCTTAGGGGTTTGTGGCATCTTGCTAGGTAATATAGCAACATCAGAGTTATTTTTTAATCCACCCAACTCACCGTTCAATGATACTGCTAAATCAGTAGCATGTACCTTTTCGCCGGCTGCTGTCATTTGTGTTGCTTTTTCAGCGGCATCAGCTTGAATATATTGATGTACTGCGATACCTGCAGTTTTTCCTGCTAACTCACGTCCTATTTCACTATTAGCATCTACTGTATATGTGATACCATTTGGATTGGCTTTGAAAATAAATTGACCGTTATTATCTTTTAATGGTTGACTGAATAGCAAGTCGCCCCAATAATATCCCTTTGTGCCTTTGCTTGACTTTTCTAAACCTGGCCATATTGCAGGAATAATAGCTGCCAACCCACTACGCTCAACACCACGTGCTTTATCATATTCAATAAATTGTTCGGGACTGTAGATTGCACGACCTGAACCATCAGGCTTATTAAACATATGTTTGTCACTAATACTAAACTTGCCATTGGTACCGTGACCAAATATCAATGCAGGATATCCGTCCCACTTGATAGTAGCGGTCTGTGGCTTTTTAATCGTAGCTTCTACAGATTTCAATGCGTCTTGTACTCCTGCGGTACCTTGCAAGTAAACGCTGTCTTCTAGGTGAGGGGCATGTCCACCGGTAAAGGCTTCATTGATAACTGATAGGCTATCAATCTTAGCTTTAAGCATTGACAGTGATTCTGATAGATTCATATTACGCTGTCGCTTTTTTAGTTCTAGTTTTTTTAGGTTTTGCATTTTGAGCAAAATCAATTTTACTATCTAAATCTTTTGCTTGATTGGGATTTGTAGGACTTGCTGTATGACGTACCCCAGTACCTGTTGGAGTTGATGTTCCACCTGTACTAGATTTAGCTTGACCCATAGTATCTAACTGTCTTGCCATGTTACCAAATGCACTTGGTTGTTCTTTTTCTGGTTCTTGTTGAGTAGGTGCTGAACTAATTCCCAAACTCTTTTCAATGTATTTTAGTATACGTTGTTTACCTTTTTTATCCAACTTGCTGATTAATGGCATAGCTTGTTTATATGCAGTCTGTTGCTTTTCAGGCGCTTTGTTAGCATCTGTTGCAGGTGCGCTAGTTGCAGTAGTCGCTTGTGGTTTTTCTGCGCCAGTTGCTTGAGTTGTGGGTTCTGCTGTAGTGGCTCCATTTCCAGTGGACGCAGTTTGTCCGGCTACAGCAGAAGTATTAGCTGATTGTGTTGACTGTTCTGGTTCAGCAGTCGCTGATTGTTTGTTTAGTCCTTGATTAACACCGGCTTTGATTGCATCTAATGCACTCTGTGGTTTTGCAGTACTATCTGCTGGTTCTGCTCCGCTACCTTGACTATAGCTTGTTGCAAATGCTAATTCAGCCATTTTACCTAATGGTGCTTTAATACTTGGATAACTCTTTTGTACTTCGTCAGCCAATGCTTTCATCTGTGATAATGCTTGTGGATCATTTACCTTACCACCCATGTACTGCTTAAACATGTTTTGTAAATATTGACTGATAGTTTGTTTTGCTGGCTGAGCTGGTTGTTCACCTGCTTCAATAATAGATTCAAACAATGCATTTAATTTATAGAACTTACTTTCTCTATTGATTTTTACTACCTTAGGTGATCCATCAGGATTAGCACCTTGAATGCGTTCACCACTTCCACCTACATAATTCTTGAAACCGCTCTGTGTAGTGCCTGCAGTTTTACCTGCTTGACGCTGTCCTTGCAATTTTGCCTTCATCGCGGCTTGTTGCTGTGGTGTCATTTTTTGATTAGGTTGACTAGCAGGTTGTGTGACTTTAGGAGTCATAGATGCCTGAGCAGTCTGTGCCGCGGCATTTTGTTTTTGTTGTCTTTGATTAGCTATTTGTGTTTGTGCTTGATTAGCTGGTAATTTACTAAATGGTACAGCTTGTTTATCAATATTTTGTTGTGCGGCTTTTTGTAATCTAATGCGTTTTTGCTCTGGTGTTTCTGGTTGACTTTGTGCATTTGCATTAGGTTGCTGTGCGTTAGGTTGTTGTGCGTTAGGCTTTGTTGCCTGTGTTGCATTAGGACTAGGTGTGTTCTGATTAGCCTGCGGACTAGTATTAGCAGGAGTAGTCGGTTGTGCCGGGGGTTGCTGTTGTGTTTGTGCAGTTTGCCCACTAGCCTTAGGGTCTACTAAACCACTTTTGATTGCGCTATTTAAGTTTGTATTTGCTCTACCGATAAAGTCTGCTATAAACTTTTGTTTAGCCATTTTATCTTTAATAGATAATTGACCCTCTGCGTTACCCATGATTCTATTGCCAACTTGTTTAACAGCGGCGGAACCATAGTCACCCAATACATGACTTAAGTTGACTTCATCAACTTGTTTGAATTCGTTTAGTTTCACGATTTTTCCTCAATGATTTGGAAAACTTAGTTTGATCCTTGCTTTTGATTGCACCTAGAAGTTTTCTTTCGAGGATTTGGGCTTCTTCCTCAGTATAATGTTTGTTAATTAACTCAACTAAGTTAATTGCACTAGTAATTATACTGTGGGCTCTGCTTTCAATAACGTGTGAAGTATCACGGTTATTGCCAAGTTCTTCCAGTTCTTGCAATAGTGAGCGGGTTTGTCTTTGCATTTTATTTAGATTTCCTAATAGTATTTATGCTAGGACCCACATTATCTATTTCTTTAATGAACTGAGTAATGACTTTAATTTTGAACCCTGAACATCTGCAACAATGTGTTTAGTGACTGGTTCTAGTATTTCACCTGTTGCTTGATTGATGATAGGCTGTGTAGAAACTAATGTTGCTTGAGGTTTAATCATGTTCATTAACTCATTTGGACTAGGTTGGGCGTTTGGACGATAACTATTTTCATCTTCTCCCGGATCAGTAATACGCATTGTTTCAATATTATATTCCAAATCAATCTTTTGACCAACACCTGTACTACTACGTGACTTCATACATTGAATCTGATATTTACCACGTTCACGCATACTACGACTTGTAAAGATACCAAACACATTATCCGCAGTATTAATCTTACTGATACCACCTGCAATATGACTATGGTCAAATTCAATTTCTTCTACTGCACTACGATTCAACTGACTGGCAGTTACCATGAGAATTCCAAGTTCTTTTGACAAATTACGCAATTCTTCACTAACGTACTTGTCTTTGATAAACTGGTCGTTAGGATTAACTTTAACAGAGACTGGCATAACTAAATCCAAATAATCTACCATAACAAAGTCAATTTTAATACCTGTTTGAATCTGCACTTCTTTTAGATAGCTACGAATATCATTTACAGTACTCTGTGCTGGTAATCCCTTGACACGATATGAACCTGATTTTTTACCTGCCATTTTAACTTTTAATTCAGTTACTTCAATATCCTTGCGAATATCACGTGTACTCATGCTAGTTAACATAGCATCTGTTCTTAGACTAGTTAATTCTTCGCTTAATTCTAGACTGATATAGACACCACTTAGACCCTTTTGCAACCAGTTTAGTGCAATGTTCATCATAACCAAACTTTTACCTGAACCACTACCACCTGCAAAGATATTCAATTCACCCCTGCTGAAACCACCATATAGTAGCTTATCCATCTGTTGCCAGCCTGTACTAACTTGTCCACCTGCATTGAAGTATTTGTTAATACGTTCTTTGGGATTTGCAAAATAATCCGTACCCATGTCTTTTTGCAGACTGATTTGTACAGCATCTTTAATCATTTTCTCAATAGGACCATAATCACCACGTTTATCCAACATGTCAGCCGCTTTAAGAATTGCACGTTCTAATTCTTGTCGTTTAGTAAACTGTTCAAAGTTATCCAAGAACCATTCAAAATGTCCTTCATTGAGATTTTCAATAGGCTGAATATCAATACCAGTTACTGCCTTAATCTGTGTAGGGTCTGGTAATACTTTGTATTTGTCTGTGTGTTCTTTGAACATTTCTGCTACTGGACGCAATGACCTATCAAAGTTTTCGCTATTCATGATGTTCATAACCCGAGTATATAACTCAGCATTTGTCAACATCATAGATAAGAAAAACTGTTGCGTTGCAGTATTATATTCTATCTGCTCTTTAGAATCCGTTTTGTTTGCCAATTTTCTTCCTTTGCATTTCTATCTTGATTTTACTACTTGTTGCACTGTGTAGTATACTAAGTAGGGTACTTAGCTTTCCATACTTTACTACAGCATCATTTACATCTTTTACATCACTTTCCCAGTTGGGAATACTAACTTGATATCCCAATTCCAATGCTCTATCACAACTTTCAAGTCCTGTTTTATCCCTATCGGGTACAAAGATAATTCGTTTGTTTAGTTGACTTAATAATAGTACTTGGTCATCATTAATTGTATTGTGTGTTAATGCACACGCATTCAAACTCAGTGCATCAAAAATACCTTCTACCAATAAGCATACTTCCCATTCAGGTTTTTGAAAATCATAACCAAAAACATAACCAGGTTGTTGTTCATTGATATACTTAGGTATCTTGTTGTCTAGGAATCTGCTTGTATGACCTACAATTTTGTTCTTGTAAGTATAGGGGATAATGATCCGATTACCCATTCTTCCCGATTCATTGGGTGTAACCATGAAAGGATAATCATTACTATCTATTCCCCTTGCAGTCAGATAATCTATGTAGACTTTGTGATTTGGGTTATTTATATCTAGTAATTCACCATCAGGTAATGTATGGTCATTGAATTTAATTTTTACACGTTTTGCTTTAGGCTGTAGTAAGTCTAGTAAGTCTTTGTGCTGTAGACTTTCCAAGCTCCAGCGTTGAACTTGGTCGCTATCAATACCACACCATACTAACAAATTGCGTGTCTTTGGACTAATCTGTCTACCTAATACGAAATTGCATTTGTATCCACAATTGAAACAATGCATAGACCAATTGTTTCCATCAAACTTAACCCCACCACGCATTCTACGGTCAGCTTTGTGTCCAAAATGACTACAACACACGGCATTAAAACTAGTCCAACCTGAACTAGTTTGTTTCTTTTTGCCCGGAAGAATCGATAGGATATCAAACATCAATACAGTATAACACTTTTGTCACAACAAATCAACAGTTGTGGATAGTTATCTGGTCAAAATGTTAGTTACTGCACCCGAGTTGCTTATGAACTCCATGCGTATATATGGGTGAAAACCCTGTATAATGTATCCCACTGTTTGAGTATTGTTAGCTACTTCTTCAGTGGTAATGATATCATACCAATCACCATCAACAATTGCACTGCCCTGAATTGTTGTATTACCATAAAACTCAACATATTTTGTTTGAATTGTCAGTACAGGATTATCGTTGGTATCTAGTACACTTGAGTAATATATCAGATTGGAATTGCCGTTGCTATTCATATATGCATTGCTATTAGGAAACATCTGTGATGTGGGAATAGTAAGTTCATATGAAGGCATAAAGTTAGGTAATACACTATTGACAATATTCATATCACCACGTGCACCTGCATTCTGGTCTACAAACACGGGGAAATCAAAATCTCCAACTGGTATTTCTAGACTGTAATATGCTTTTTGTGGTATAATATTTTCAATATCCGCGGCATTAAGTATCAATGCACAGATTCCAGTAGCAGGAAATTGCGGTACTAATGTAGCTGATAACAATACCTCTGTACCTGCGTTGTTAAGAATTCTACAGGTAATATCTTTTCCAGTGATATCGACAGGTTTTTGTTCCTGATTCAGGAATTGGAACTGAATCTGATTATCGACTCCTTTGTGCAATGTTAGTGGTTTTGCATAGACTGGCATATATCTCCTTGGTGAATTGCCTGACAATAGCACAACAATATTGCGTTGAATATAATAAAATACGGCTGTTGAATACACAAATGTAGGCTCCTATAACATATTTAGTCTAACAAAATTTTATTTAATTAACTTTGGTTGCCCAGTAATAAATAAGAGTAACATGAATCTACAACAACAAGAATTTTTCAAAAGACTAACAGATAACCATCCCTTTATCACAGTTTGTTCGTATGCCGGTCAAGATTATGTAGGTATAGTGCAGAATCGTGATGAGATGGTTACTACCATTTATGACTATGGTTCTATACTAGAATCGACTGCTAAAGAAAAATTTTTGGAACTGGGTGATGTGTGGTGGTGGGAAAGCAACAGACTTATACCCATTAACTTGTTCTTAAAGAGTGAGTGGGCACCCTTTAAAGAATATCTAAGAACATTCAACAATAAAAGTCTAGTAATTATTCATGGACCTATCACTAGTCTAAATGAACTTAGTAAACGCAGGTCGAAACGTAAAAGTATTACGTTGGTCCGAAAGTTGTCGTAAGCAGGTTCATATGCACAACGACTAAGTGTGCATAGGCTATAGCATGTGCTTTTTTGAACACATAGCCATCATCATTCTTATCCCATACAGTCTTGCTAATTTCTTTCCAAGTCTGACTAATCAAGTGTTTCTTTCCCGGTCTAATGATAGCTAAGAACATAGCTAGTCTAGGGATACTATCAATAGGTTCAGGCATCTTTTGCATGTTATAAAACTGACCATTCAAGTGAATCAATTTTTCTACAAATTCGCTGTCTTTTAGTTTATCCCAGACAGGGTCAGCCATTAATTCAACCAGATGTTTCTCGTCTTTGACTTGTTCGTATACGTGTACATTCAACAGGTCTAGTTTAAAATAACCACGCTTATCAGCTTCAGTATAATCAATACTTGCCATGTCATGAATAGGATCATAGGGAATAGGAGTAATATAGATACCACTTGCATGTTTACGTATAGGATTTACATTACGCATACTTGCAGAAGTATGCTTAATCAAATCAAGCAATTGTTCTCTGTTTCCAAAGTCAATATCAATATCACTATTGATTTTCATCTGCTCATCAATCCAGCTTTAATTAAATTCATATAACCTTTTTGTACAACAATAGCCTGACGTTCTGCATCTTCTACAGCCTTATGCGTTGTAGTATGTCCACCATCTTTAAGACTGACTCCTGCAATTTCATATAATGTACGTGTATCACGTATTGTATAATAGGGCCATGGTATACGCATATCTAAGTTACGCCATGCACTTTCCATTGCCACAACGTCAAAACTTGCGCCGTTACTCCACACTGCACGACGGTTCCAACAAAACTTATATAGTTTTTCCATGCAGTCATGAAATGATTCACGACCTTGGTCTCCCATGGCTTCTTCAATTGCCTGAGGACTTTGCTCACTCCACCAACGCAATGTGTCTTCGTTAATACTACGATTGTATTTTTCTGTTTGTTCATCAATGGTAGGACGCAATTCTAATCGTTCAACTACACCTTGCCCCTTAGGGTCAAAACGTACGGCACCGATAGTTAAGATAACACAGTCAGGTGTTGTATCTAAACTTTCAATGTCTATCATAATATCGTTTGCCATAATTATCCTTTAGTTTTTCCACATCTCATACATGGTTATATATTTGTCTTCCCAGAACTCTATTGTAACACAACCTGATATAAATTGAAAGTCCCAACCAACACCACGTTCACCAAAATTTCTACGACACCATTTTATAAGTTGTGTTGGGTCTTCTTTGCGTTTCTCACAGTCACGCACGTATACTGTTTTAAATCCAGACTTATATGTACGTTCTTTATCGGTTGTGTGATACCCAAGATTACTAATAGGTATTAATTTAGGTAGAGATTGTGTTGCCATAAGTTATTGTAGCATTAATTCGTTAACAAATTCAAGTAATAAGGTATAATGCTTTTCTTCATGCCATTTGTTTTCTATGTACTGCCATGGTTTTTCATACCAATACTTTTGACTTTCTGGATGACAGCCTATAATGCCAATACGATTTTGCATGATTGCCATTGGATCACCGTTACTGTAACGTGCAATAGTTTTGAATTTGGTTTCATCACCAATCAATGCACAACCATCATAAAAGTACATATCCTGTTGTATGCCTTTCCAATCAATACTTGCAGTAGTACCATAGCTACGTTTGATATCTGCTGTTGGGCGCTTGATGTACTGTACTGCATCCACATCTTCTAATATATCAAAGTAATAGCTACCCGCCCAATATGCACCCATGCATATGCCTAGATATCTTCCACCATTGGCAACATAGTCGGCAATACAATTTTCTGCCCTGCGTCTGAAAAACTTATCATAACTATCTGAATCACCTATACCGCCGGGAAATGCAACTATATCAACATCAGCTAATAAGTTGCTATTTACCTCTGTTGTACCAAATGTTTTAATGTCATAATCATTACCCAATGCTAAGGTCATACCATTTACGCAGTCTTGCGAACATTCGGGGTGATTTAAAAATAATGCTATTTTAGGTTTCATTTTATTGCCATGTTAGTGTGAACATGATATAGTCACGTTCGTATCTGAATTTAAACTGTATTGTATCATCGATAATACGCCAACGTGCATGTCTTTCGGGTTTACCCATATTGCTATACAACCAACTAATCATTTCAGGAAACTTTCCCGGTGAAAAGTCAATGACTACTTTGTGCCAATATTTGTCATGTTCCCAATCTTTTGATGGATCATAGTTTTCAAATATCATTGGAACTTTAATAGAAAAACCAAATATAATTTTTCATCCATTATTTTATATCCATCGGTGATATTTCCGTTGACTATGTTCATCTTGACACCATAGTATTTTTCTAAATAATCTTCAAACTCATACGCATCAAACTGTTCACTACCTGTCTTTTCTAGGTATTCTTTACGTACAAGTTTAAGTGCATTCCAATAATCCCATCGATTTTTACGACGGTCTATTTCTGTATCATCATCGTCATAATCTTGAAAGGGTTTGATGGTAGCCACAAACTTCACGCCCATCTCAACAAGAAAAATGTTCTGTCTCGTTCATGCTTGAACTCAAAAACACCCTCACCCATAAAACGCCAGATGTAGTTATCCATAGATATTTCACCATATGTTTTTTCACACCACTCTATGCAAGGTGTCCAGCCCTGATAACGATGTCCGTTTATGGGGTTGTAGTGAACCTCGGGAGCTTGAACACTGGCCACATACCAAGAATCAATAGCCACTTGATTTGAGTAGGTCTTTGATGTCTGTAGCATTCTCTGGTTCTCGTTTAAATTTCAATGCCCATTGCTCTGGATTGATATAGTCAATAATGAGTTTAACATGGTCTGGGCCTAGATTATCTAAAAAAGTCACACCGCTATCACTTTGAAATAACATCCATGGGCTTATCTTACCCAGTGTAATTGCATAACAAATACGATTTACATTACCATAGCGTAGTATATCATGTGGTTGTATACCAGCTTCTTCAGCTAGTGCCTCACATGTTTGCATACTACGATGTATTGCATCAGCATGATTTTCATGTCGCAAATACTCAATCAGATATTTTGTATAGGTTGTGTCACTATTCCAGTTATCGATTTTAATTTGATTCTTTAGTAGCCAATCTACATATCTACTGACATTGATTGCATTTACCTCTGCACAATAATTACCAAACTTAATAAAGGCAATGTAGTATGCGCTTTTTACAAATTCTTCAAATGTTTTATTCTTTTTACTTGATGTAGTATTCTTGGCATAGAACTGCAACCAACTCTGAAACCCTATGCGATTGCCCTGTTTGTCCTTATCCATCCAACGTCTTTTGCTTTCACACACATGTTTGGCAATGGTAGTCTCACGCAAGAATTCACGTTTACAAAAATCACAAGTAAATTTAGTTTCCAAGGTCTCGTTCATATTCTGCAATTTGGTCATCACTTGTTATCTCATTTAATGTTTCAATATCACTTTGCTTTAAGTGAGGGAATAATTCAGCCAGATGTTTTTTACGCTTGTGCCCATCAACGTATGCTTTACTAACTTCATCAATATCACTTGGGTCAGCCTTAGGATATATCTTTTTATAGTATTCCTTGATATCTTTTAGTTTAGCAGGTGCCTCAAGTTTTGCAACCTTTTGACTGATGTTTGGTATCCATTGATGAAACTGTTTACCTAAACCAGGGCTAGCCGCACACAGCATCAACCATTGTAGCTTGGGATGTTTGTAGACATTTTCATTAAAGAAATACTTATTAGCATGATACTCTGTGCTACTCAGATAATAATTCTGCAAATCACTATTGCCCTTGATTGCACTGATCCATTGAATCATCATAAAGGGAACAAACTTCTTTTGTTGCTCAGGTGTCAGTCTATCATAGTACCCATAGTCTTTTTTATCAATAGCCGCAAGCATATCAAACAAGTCTACATCTTGTTTTTCAAACTTCTCATCAGTTGCGACTTTTTCTTTTGCCATTATTTTCTCAACATCTCAAGTGTAATCACGTGTGCAATACTTTGACCCAAATCTTTGTCACCTGGAATAAGATGTAGTGTGTTGATATTTTCATCTTTACGTTCATCATACTCACTATATTCTAACACATGTCCGCCATTTGCAGAATAGATGGTAAAATTCATAGAAGTTTTATGATTACGGCGATGCAGTCTGTCATGACCATCTGTCTCACATACCAACATATCATTTCCATCTTCTTCGTTGTTAAGATGTTGCATTCCATTTCTGGCTCTTTTAGCTAACCATTTATCAAACCACTTAAACATATTACTCCTTTTAAAATGCCTGACTGTAATCTACTATCTCACAATTTCTACTGATTTCTTTTACAAAATAAACACATTTAGGTTTATCACCATCTTCAATCGGTACACACAAGAACTGACCATTCTTTAATCGAGGTGCATACCAAGTTACATCATGGTATATGTCTACGATTTCGATTGGTAAAAAGCTAGGACTAAAACTACTCAATGGGTTAAACTCAAATGCATTGAACCCTCGGTCATTGATACTTGTTAATGGTAGTGTTTCCAAATCACCATGCTCTTTTTCACCAATCAATATTTGCCAATCAACTGGCATCTTAATCGTCTGCTTACCAATTTTAAGTACCAATGCAGGTGCGCTGAAACTTTCTAAAAAGATTAAGGGTATATAGTGATAGTCCACGTTGTTTGGATTACTATTATCCAAGATAGCAAAACGCAGGTCATCTATTTCTTCTGGTAATGTTTCTAAGTTGTAGTAGTTATTATCTAGGGTAAGTATTCTCATGTTTATATTGTATCACTTGTATTTTAATTTTTCAACATCAAACGGGTAGTTGGCTTCTTTATAAAAAGCCTTGCGTTGTGTTAAATGTCTTTTGGCAAATTTGCAACTACTGGTTATGTCCCAAATCTGCACAAAATCCTTGTCTTCTGCTTTACGTATTCCTCGACCAATCGATTGAATCACTCTGACAAAACTCTTGCCCGGTTCTAATAACATCACGTTAAAGATACGGGGAATATTGATACCAACTGCCGCTACACCATAAGTAGCGATAATGATTTTATTGGTAGCAGTAGCAATGTCATCATAGTGTTCGGTACGTGTTGTGCCTTTAGTATCGCCAGAAATGAATACTACATTTTCTTCTTTAACACCATTTTCTTCTAGTTTAAGATGTAACAGTTTACCGGCTTCAATTCTATCTACTAAAATAAGTGTGTTACCTGAATCTTTAATCTTAGTAGATAATTCGGCAATTTTATTAAATCTTTTCTCATCACTAGTTAAATATTTCAATTCGCTTTGGTAGTTACCGAACTCTACACCATCTTGCAGTTGTATAATGTTGACATGACATTGAGATAGTACACCCATTTCTTGTAGCGTACTTGCGGCTAGTTGATTGATAACAGGACCTATACTAACATGTAATGATGTTGATTCATGTTTAGCCTTGGGGATAGTTCCAGTCAAGCCCCAACGCAATGGTATATGGCTCATGACTCCTGTCAATAGTGTTTTTAATACATCAGCCTTAGCTTGATGTACCTCATCTACAATAACACAGACAACACCCTCTAAGAAGTCACCAATTGGTACCTCGGCTTCTCCTGCCTTAGTATTCTTTAACATATTGCCAAGACTTTGCCATGTGCAAATAGTATGTGTCTTATCATACTCTTTACGTCCACCATAGTATACACCAACATCTAGTCCCAAGTTAATATAGTCACGTTCAGTCTGTGTAACTAGACTGGTGTTGGGTACAATAACAATGCTACGACCATACTGTTCTACACTATAACTCAGTGCCGCGGTCATGATTGTTTTACCTGCGCCTGTTGCAATCTCTTGTAATGACTGCGGACTCTTTAGGTAGTTGTTGATGATTTCAATCTGATAGTCACGCAACACAATTGGCTGACCCTCAGCAGGATGCTTTTTAGGCCATACCTTGTGTTTGAATGTTTCCTCGGACACTTCAGCAAAATTAAATGTTGTTTGATATTGACGCACATCTTCTAACTGAATATCATAGCCTGCGGCGTCGAGCAATGGTAGTATTTCTTCTAGTAGATTTACGTATGTACTACCTGCTAGACTAAAGAAACTTTGTTTACCATTCCAACGACCTAATCTTACACTTGGTAAGTATCTTGCTCCTGGAACTTCAAATTCAAATTTCTTCATCAATGCTTTACGTTCGGGTAACTCTAGTCCCTCAATCTTTACATTGACTTCATCCTTGATGATTAACTTACATTCTTTCATTTAATCTCCACTAGTGTTGAGTCTACCATTCTGACTATCTTTGCAAATTTTTGTGTTAGTGTATTGGTAGTGCTTTTAAATCCAATGACCACAGGAAAATTATATTTCTTTTTAATTATTGTATCTTCTAGTATGATATCTATCTTTGTTTTTTGCAGTAGGTCTATCATGTGTTTTACTACTTCTGTATGTGTGTATCTATAGCTATTCAAGTATACCGCATCACATCCTATTTCATGTAACCATGGCACAATGGCTAGTGTATCAGATACCTCAACTTCAGGAACCATACTGGCTATAAATTTTTGTTTTTTATCGTTGACATCATACACCGATTCGTCTATTGTTACACCATGATAAACTAATGTGGCAATTGTATTGCTATCAGTATTTAATACCATGTTACCTAGGGCTTCATCCAAATAACTGTTGCTAGCAAGTATGTATAAATTATTGTTAACCCTAGATAATGTTGGTTGCCAATATATTGCACCTTGGTATTTTTTCAACTGGGCTAGAATTTCTGAGGTAGTGTCACAATAGAACATGTCTTTATAGAACTTGTCGGCAACATTTAGTAACAATTTCAATTGATGTAGACTATATGTAGCTTCATATTGTTTGGTATCACGGTCCCATAGAAAGTTATTGCCCGGTTCTTTTCTAAAAAGGTTAAGAAAGTTTTTGTTGTAGGGACTTCTGAAATAGATTTTATTATTTTCTATTGTAACATGTCCAGTGGTATAATGAGGTGAACTTTCAACTACCATCATGGACCATGGCAAATAAATCAATTGGTCTACATCCAATTCATGTTTAACAAACTGCCTACGATATTTGAAAACAATTTTATAAAATAACTCAACTTGGTTGGTAGTTATCTGTGATAGACTTAGTAAATTGGTAACAAACCTTTCATCAAACCTGCTTAGGCTGATGTTCTTTTGCATAAAGTGTGCAACGTGTTCGGATGTTTTTAAGTCTACCATTTTAAGATTATACATTATTATTAAAGAAAATGCAAGCACAAAAGGAAAAAATAGGGACCAAAGTCCCTATATAAACTTGCAATGCAAGATGAGTAAATTATGCCTTCATACAAGTTGTACGTGCAAGTGCTTTCCAATTGCTAGGGCTAATCTTAACCAAATCAGCAATCTTCAAACTCATACGCAAGGACACTTCACGTAATTTTGAATGATTGTCCCACATGAAGTCCAGTACCTCAGTTGCCTGAGCATCAGTAAAATCATAGTCTTTGAACAAGCCACCATCAGCATCACGATGGACCTGTTTAATACGCAACATCTTGTCACGCTCACTATCAATAGTGAGGTCCAAAAAGTGACAACGTGATTGCAACGCTTCCAAGTGATCCTGCATTTTCTTGCTTTTCACATTGTCAAACTTAATGTTTGTAATGAAAATTGCACTACCATTGAAGTGAAACATGTTAGGGATACCTTCATCCTTCAACAAACGTGAATCACTATTCCAGCAAATCTTACGTGTTTTACCTGAATCCAATGCAGCCTTGAGAATATTCAATGCCAACTCATCACTAAAAACGCTGTCACAGTCATCGAAAATCAACACATTCTTTTTGTCGCTGTACTTGTACAATTGTGCATACAAGCCCAGTGCTGTCATAGCACCTTTGACAATGTTGAAACGGACCTTCTTGCCAGCAATCTTGTCAAACATGCTAGCCTTTTCCATTTGTGTTTCAACACCGTATGATTTACCAACACCTGGGGGGCCTGAAACAATCATAGCACGAATATCACCACTGATACATGCCTTAGACATTTCATCAAGCACCGCAAAACGTGTTGCAATACGATCCATAGCCTCGACTTCAGATTCTTTAGTCTCGGGCTTTTTAAATTCCACTGTGTTTTCTTTCACGATTTCTCCATTTAAAAATTGAATATCTTCAATGCTATCTACCTTAACTTTCACTTCATCAATTGCAATTGCAAATTGACCATCATTTTTTACAGTAACATAACTGCCTTTTTTACCTGTTTGAAAGCCTTTAACTAGAGTAAAAACTTCACCTGCTACTGGTTGATTGCGATATGAACCAGAAAGAATGCGAATTGTTGACATATTTATAAGCTCCGTTTAGTTAATCAATACAAGTATTTTAACACACACTTGATTTATTGTCAAATTTTGGGTACATTCTTAAACAAGAATTTCTGCACCTTCAATCAATCAATACAAGTATTATACGCCCAAATTGATTTATTGTCAAATTTAGGAGTTGGCTGTTGCAAAAGGACTATACTGTTCATCCCAAATTGATTCCATTACATCATCAACCATTTCCACTGGAATATCTAATGTCCTAGCAATGTATTCAGGACTACTACCATGATTTAACATAATACGAATTTCCATATCCAATTCGGCCATTTTTGACATTTTGTGTCCTTTCAAAGTTTTGCAATTAATTGATTGTGGATGAGGTTCATCTCATCCTGCTCTACATAAAAATCAGTCCTTGGGTCATAGTACTGACCTTCTTTGTTGTCATAATACAACACTCGACCACTGAAGTTGAATGGACCTTCTAGTCCTTTACGTGGACCATATTTGGTACGCATTTCATCCATTTGAAATTTGTCTGCGACAACTTTATAGCCCATGAACAACTCCTTTTGACTGAATAAGATTCTATTATATATCCAAACTGATTTATTGTCAAATTTAGGCTAATTTTTTGAAGTATCCATAGGGCAAACCCTGTGTAAAACAAAAGTATTCAAAATCACCGTTAGCACCCTCAGCATCCATGAGCCAAGTAATCACACGTTCACGATTGGTACCTGTGTGCATTAGGTTAGTTACACTATCCTCAAATTTTGAAATAGCCTCAGCCTCAGCAATTTTACGCTGGGCTTCTTCCTTCTCAATTACACGACCTAGTTCCACGAACTCAGCCTCAAACTGTTCCAGTGTCCAAGAAGAAGTGTCAATACCGCGAGGGCGAACGCCATAAGCATCCTTATACATGTCCCAATAAATGCACTGGGCCTGTTCCAAAGATGACATTTCTTCCCAAGACTTTAATTCGTTTGACATTGTGTGCTCCGTTAATCAATCAATACGTGTATTATAGACCCAAACTGATTTATTGTCAAATATGGGCATGTTGTATTTCTACAACATGCCCTACCTGTTTATTTGTTTTGTCCGGGGGTGCAAGGATTAGTATGAAAGTGCCATTTTTTACATTTTGTACATGTCCAAACTGTCATATAAACTCCTTTTTGTTAGTGAATACGTATTATATGTGATAACTGATTTATTGTCAAATTGCGGTGAAATCAATTTCCCAGTTTTTAATATGATAGTAATCTATATTATCTTTTCTAGAATACTTGTAATAACCATGAATCGGGACTTCATTTTGTTCAAAGAAATGCTCCCATAAATGTGCTAGTTTATTATCCAAGGGGATTTCTATTTTGTACATTTTTTTAGAATCATCTTTTAACCAATATTCAGTAAATTTACCTGCTCTCTTTTTTACAATTAGCTTACTCAATGGATTGAGTTTTACTGTTTTTGAAAAGTTATCTGTGGGCTGAAATTGTTTATCTAAGTCATTCATCATGACCATATCATCAAAACCAATATCATACTCATAGAATTCAGGCAAGCGATATACCAATGGCATCATTGTTTCTTTAAATATTAAACCATCACTATGAATAAACGAATTTAAATCTTTTCTAAAGGCTGTTAACTTTTGTTCCTTTAGTGTAAAGACCATAAATTTTTTACTATAATAATCACGGATTTCTTTTGCACGTTCTCTATCACACGGTTCAATATTTTCAAACAAGATATTGTCAGTTAGATTCATTGGGCGAGGAATAACTTGATTACCAGCTTTTCTCATCTTATGCCATACTACACTTAGCACTAATAAATCCTCAGGACTTTCAAAGACTTCATATCTTTTAACATGGCGATGTGAAAATAGTGAATCCATTTCGTGTTGTGACACACTTCCGCCAAGTGTTAGATTACCTAATCCAATACTAGACAATTGACCAT